CGAAGCTTCAGCTGGTGTTAATTCTGGCGTTGCTATTTATGCGAGTCCATCTGGTTATTGGATAGATGCTCTTGGAAGAATTGTCAATGATTCTTATCCTGCTTTCTATAAGGGAGCGTTTGCTGACAAGCCTTCTCTTGCTGCATATCAGGCTGGTTTACAGTATTTAGACACTACTAATTATAGAATAATTATTTGGAATGGTACAGCATGGGTAGATGCAACAGGCGCTACAGTATAAATAAAAGGCAGTCACTTCGGTGGCTGTCTTTACAAAGAATATAACTTATGAATGATTATTATAGTTTGTCACAAGAAGATAGTGATGCTGCAAGAGAATATTGCAAAGATGTTGAAAGCCGTTGGGAGAGGCCAGAGTGGTATATGATTGAAGCTGCTTTCAAGGATGGTATTTGTCATGCTAAAGGCATTCAGTATGATTTTCTAAATGACAGCGATAAGGATTTTATAAGAAGTGCGATAATCACGAACAGCAAAAAGCTTTAGATGTTGTAGAAAAGCTAACAACGATTAAGCTAAACTTGGCATTTAATAATATAACTAATGGTAGACTTTAATAAAAAGATTACAAACACAAACAAATTTCGCTAGAGCGCATTGTTCTTTAAAGAGCATGGCTGTTACACTCTCGCTCCCAGAGGGACTACCGATTATGTACAATTCTGGGAGCGGGAGACCTAGCGGTGTTTAAATGGATATGTAGCAGAAGATGGAGATAGTATAACTGGTTATCACTATTTCTATCTTAACTACTTTCCAATTCAAAGATTGGCAGAAGAAAAGTATGTCGACCGAAATGGAATAGAGCGGGTAAGGAGAATTCGCAAACTTGAATTTGCTGATTTCTATGACTATGACTATTACTACTTTAACGCAATAGAAGAAGCAGAAAGAGGTGGCAAACACATGGCCGTATTGAAAGCCCGTAATAAAGGTTATAGCTTTAAAGGAGCATCAATGCTTGTAAGAAACTATGAACTTATTCCAGGATCTCAAAATTTTGCAGTTGCGTCTGAGCAAGGATTTCTTACAAATGACGGACTGTTAACTAAAGCTTGGGATGGCATGGACTTTGTTGACAAGAACACAGCGTGGTCTAAACAAAGACTTGTAGATACTAAGTTAAAACGTACGTCTGGATACAAAATAACAGACGAATTTGGTAAACAAACAGAGTAGGGATACAAGTCAAGTATCATCGGAATCACTCTAAAAAACAATCCTGACCGAATAAGAGGTACTCGTGGCAGATTGATATTGTGGGAAGAGGCAGGTAAATTTAAAGATATTTTGCAAGCTTGGCAAATAGCTAGACCCGCCGTAGAAGAAGCTGGCGTTGCTTTCGGCATGCAGATAGCGTATGGTACCGGTGGTGAAGAAGCAGACTTTGACGGATTGAAAGAAATGTTCTATCATCCAGACGGCTATAATATACTTAGCTTTCCGAATATATGGGATGAAAAAGCGGAACATACTCGATGCGCATTCTTTGTACCGTCGTGGACAAATTTATCTACTAAAGATGAAGAAGGTCATCGAATCTATATGGACGAAGACGGTAACTCTTTGATGCAGAAAGCAGTATAGTTCTAGATTGATGAGCGTAATAAAGTTAAAGAAGGTGCATCCGAATAGGTAACTGTCGACCGTTATATAGCCGAAAATTGCTTAACTCCTCAAGAGTCTATTTTGGAAATAGGCTCTAATATATTTCCAAAGAAACTGTTGATGCAATAGTTAAGCAGAATAAGAACCAGTGAAAAATTAAAGAATATGAAACATATTGTAGATTTGTCATGGGACGGAAACGGTCAAGTGGTTGCTACAGAGAAGAAGACGGGAGATATTACTGTATATCCTTTAGATAAAGATAAAAAACCTGATGGAAGCGTAGTTATTTGGGAATACCCAGTTCAAGATCCCCCATTTGGACTATATATTGCAGGTTGTCTTACACCAGGCGAAAAGGTCTGGACTCAACGTGGACGAGTTAACGTTGAGGAAGTGGGCTTAGGAGATAAATTAGTCAGCATGAATGGAGATCTTGTTCCTATAAATACATTGTTGCGATATGAAAAGGTAAACGAACCGGTATATACCGTAACGATGGAAAACACTAGAAGGCGTACAAAATTCACGCAAGAACATCCGTTGTATTTATCGAATAAACAAGACGGCGAATATAAATTTATAAAAGTGTCACAGGCGGTTAGCGGTATGTGGACCAAAGTCCCAAATGTTTACAAAAAGGAGATTCCCGTGGAAAATGAACTATTTGAAAACAAAGATTTTTGGTGGTTTGTTGGACATTGGGTTGGTGATGGATTTTGTACAAGTAGAGGAAAAGACAAAAAGATTTACGGTGTATTTGGAAATGACGAGGACGAATATTTAAATAAGTACATACAAATTGTATCTGAATTATTTAACAGAAAACCTCGGCTTTCCTCTGACCACTGTAAAACGCAATCTTTTAACTGTAAATGGCTGGTTGAATTCTTGGATAATAATTTTGGAAAACTTGCGAGCGGCAAGAAGATTCCGGAATGGGTTAAATTTTTACCATTTGAGTATAGAAAGTATTTTATTTTAGGATATCTTGATGCAGATGGATGTTGCAATACAATATCAAAAGGGAAGGATTTATATGTAAACATGTCATTCGCAAGTATTAACGAAGAGGTATTACATTCCGTACAAGACATGTTGTTTGGAATGGGAGTGATAACATCTTTTACAAAACGTACGGACTATCACACCAGTATTATAAAAGGTCATAGTTATTTATGCAAACCTTCGTACGTATTAAAAGCCAATCAAACACAATCAAAAATATTTGCTTCGTATTTCGATAATGACGAGCACAGTAGAAAACTGCGCACTTTACTGAATATAAAACCGTCGAAGAATGTAACATCTGTAAAATGTAGATTGTCAGAAGACAACGAGTTTATATATTTTAAGATACGAAGCGTTGAAAAATCACTGTATACAGGAACAGTATATAATTTTGATTGCGAAACACATACATTCTTGTGCGATAGTATAATGACACACAATTGTGATCCTTACGACCACGACGATTCATTTACAAATTCATTGGGATCTACATTTATATATAAAAGATTTAAAGCGGGAGAGGCATGGAATGATGTTATAGTGGCAGAATATAGCGGTCGTCCTGCTACCGCAGAGGAGTATTATGAAAATGTAAGAAAACTCCTCACATTTTACAACGCTCGATTATTGTTTGAGAACGAGCGCAAAGGAATATACCCTTACTTCACTAACAAACATTGCGATTACTTACTTGCAGATTAGCCAGACAAAGTGATCTCCGAGTTGTTTAAAGACAGTAAGGTACAAAGAAGAAAAGGATGTCATATGACTAAGCAAATACGATAGTATGGCGAAGGCCTTATATTAGAGTGGCTATTAGAAGAATTTGAGCCAGGACATCCGAATCTAGAAAGAATATACAGCGAGCCTTTATTGGAAGAGCTGATTACAACAAACGGTGTAAAGAACGTAGACCGTGTAATAGCTCTATGTATGGTTATGATATACAGAGAAGAACTATACTAGGTTAAGGTAGCCGCTGCAAAAGAAGAAAATAAACAGGTTGAACTCTTCGAACTACCTTTATTCAGCTAGCGATATTGGGCTGAAGAATAGGTACAAGATGATATACCTATATTTAGTTTTTAAAGATGGTTAGAGTAGAAGATAATTTATACAATTCGACTTTCCCACAATAGAAGCTCCCGTTGAAGAAGAAAGATGAACAGTGGCAGCATGATTGTGTAAACTACATAATAGGGGAAGGTAATGTCGTGTCAGGTGGTATGCAGAAGACACGATTCGGAGAGCTTGAGACCTACTATAATCTTTATAATTCAATATTTGATGAAAAGGACTTTAAACGCGTTACAAATCCCTTCAAAGTAGAAGATGGATTTCCTGCAACTCCTCAAGACTTCAATATAATACGGCCTAAGGTGGACCTCCTTATAGGTGAAGAGACAAAGAGGCCTTTGAACTTCAGGGTTGTTAGGACATCGTAGGAAGCTGCTTCAGAGCTAATGGATAAAGAAAAAGAAATGCTCATGCAATACATTATGGCAGCCATTACATCGCGTATGAGCCCTGAAGAAGCACAGCAGTTCTAGCAACAGTTGTAGAACGGTGAAGTAATGCCGCCAGAAGCTATTGCTAAGTATATGCAGAAGGATTATAAAGATGTTATAGAAAACACAGCATATCATACACTTGCATACTTGAGAGAGAAGCTCAGCTTAGATAACGAGTTTATCAAGGGTTGGAAAGATGCCCTTATAGCTGGCACAGAGATATATTACGTAGGCGTATTGAACGATGAACCTTACTTAGAGAGAGTAAACCCAATGTTTTTTGCTTACGACCAATCACCAGACTTAGAATTTGTAGAAGATGGTTCTTGGTGCTGCAGACGCATGAGAATGGACGTAGCTACAATATATGACAGATACTATGATAAACTCTCTGAGAAGGACTTAAATAAGCTTAATGAGATGCTTACCGGTAGACCTTCAAATGATATGGGAGATAAAGATCCTGTAGACAACTTTGGTATACAGTTACGTATATACGATAATCCCATATATGATCAGAAGAGTAGACATCATATAAACGTGTGGCATTGTTGCTGGAAGTCCTTCAAGAAGATATTCTATGTTACGTATGAAGATGAAACCGGCACTGTACAGACTGAGATAGCTGACGAGACATACAAGAAGACTGGCATGGAGATAGACGTAACGCCAGACTGGATTGTAGAGGTCTGGGAGGGCTATAGAGCTGGTTCTGATCTATTCTTTGGTATACAGCCTATAGAATACCAACACGTCTCTATAGACAATCCTAACAGCCAGAAACTGCCTTATACAGGCGCTATATATAGTAATACTAATAGTAGACCTAGGAGCTTGGTGAGCATTCTTAAACCACTGCAGTATATGTATATTGTGTTGTGGTATAGATTGGACTTGGCTATTGCTAGAGATAAAGGTAAG